GTTTCGTGTATGGGGGCAAGAGTGAGGATGCCTTGGCTGAATGGTGTCAGGAGTTCGTCCCCGACGACCATGATGATCATATCACCAGTGATTTCCGCCGGATGGACACCAACGAGAAGGCCGAAACCGTCTACATGGAAGTCCTGTATCTGCGGCACTTGTCGATTCCCGAACCCCTCATAGCGTGGTACGTTGGTCTCAAGTTCAACATGGAGTGGCGAGACTGCCTCTTGGCCGCGATGCGACACACTGGCGAGCCTGGTACCTACAGGTTCAACACCAATTTCACAAAGGCAATCTTCCACATTCGCTACATGATCAAGAAGAGACACCCAAGAGCTTTTAGTGGTGATGATGCTTGGTTGAAACGTCGTGGCCTGACGGAGTGGTCTTACTGGGACCTCTGGCATCAATGGGCGTTCCCTGACCTTGAGTTCAAGATCTTCTTCCCTGCGTTTCCCGATTTCGTTGGCTTCTTCATTTCCAAGTACGGGATTTGTCGTCATCCAGCGAATCTCTTGGTCAAGCTGATCATTGCGGAGTCGAAAGGTCCATTCGCTCTCAAGGCCGTTCTGGGAAGCTTTGCTCTGCTTTTCAGACACGGCGCGCGCCTTGGCGACAATCTGTACCGCTGCATCCCGGGAGTCTTCTCAGACTGGTACGAGGTCTTGCAAGCCAAATTGTGGTCGCTTTGTAGCAAGGCGGAGAGGCTGCTCATGTACAGCAGAGACATTCCTGCGTGGGCTCTTTTCGGTGCGGTTTACCGCTTTGGCATCAAGGTTGGGGATGTTCTTTCAAAGATTCCTCCATATGTCATGAAGTGGATAGCTCATAAGGTGTTTGGTGGCAAGGCCCAGGAAAATAGGTCAATTCAATTGCTCAAACTATCAGACGCCTCTTTCAAAGCTTATCTCAAAAATCCATTTCAAGATGTCCAAGACTGCATCCGAGGAGTCCGCGCTTGTCGACGCGCAAGAGATGAACGTCTCGATGAACCAGAGAGCGGAGCCCAGGCTCAACGTGAAGGAAATTCCAACGACGGGGATCGTGGTTCTGACGAACCAACAGAGGTTCAAGTACACTCTGCAATTCGCGAAGTGGGACGCGTCCTCAGTCGAGGTGTACGCGATCAAGGAGAGGGCCTCAATCAAGGCCTTCTGCGACCGCTTCGCCAGAGTGACCATCAAGTCGCTCGAAGTCGAGGTGGTGCCAAGGGGCCGTTCCCTAACAAAGGCAGCGGAGGTGTACATGGCCTGGCTTCCGAATTCCGTGTCGAGCCCGACGGGCCACGACGACTTGATGTCCTACGCAAATTCGGAGCAGGTGTCCTTCGGTGGGCCTACGATCACTGGTTTTCGGCCGAAGCTGGTGTGCGACTTCACGAACGGCATACAGCCGGTCATCAAGGCGCCCCTCGAGTTCGCAACGACTCCCAAGTTGTGCATAATGGCATGGGGAACCGAGGTCACTCGCTCGGTCACCCTTGCGACGGAGACAACGCCGGCCGTCGAAACAACCGCGCTCGCGCAAACCGCCGCAGACAGCGGGCTTGCCAACTTCTACATTCGCGGGATCCTTGAGTACGAAGGCGCCTTCGCTAGCAAGTGGTGAATCTTTTTTTTCTTTCTGAGTAATGTGCATTGCAATATCAGTTACGTTGAAATTCGTTTGTCGAACCCAAATAACATGGGGCAAACAAAAAA